GTCCACCAGTAACAGGAAAAACAGAATCTTGGAATGGGACCAACTGGACAGAAGTAAATGATTTAAATGACGCTAGATTTGGTTTAACAGGATTCGGAGCAGATAATACTGCGGCTGTGGCAGTTGGTGGAGAATCTCCAGGATATGTAGGAGTAACAGAAGTTTGGAATGGAACTAATTGGACTGAAGAAGGAGATTTATCTACTGCTAGAGCACAACTTGCAGCATCAGGATTAGCTCCAAGTTCATCTGGAATAGTTTTTGGTGGTTCAGCTCCAGCCATTACAGGAGCAACAGAACAATTTACAGGTGCAGGTGCACCAATTGGTTCTTGGGCCACTGTTAATAGCGTTAACACTGCTAGACAATTACCTTTTGGCGCTGGAACTCAAACAGCTGGACTATTTTCTGGAGGATCAGCACCTCCTTATGGTGCTCTTACAGAATTATATAATGGAACTAACTGGACTGAAGTTAATAATATGAATACTGGAAGATCTGGTGGTGCAGCAAGTGGATTAACTAACACAGCAGCTTTAGTTTTTGGTGGATGGGATGGAAACTTTGCTTCACATTGTGAAACTTTTAATGGAACTAACTGGACAGAAGTTGCAGATATGAATACTGCAAGAACTACATTTGGAGGTGGTGGAACTCAAACATCCGCACTCGCTTTTGGTGGTAATACTCCACCAGCTACAGATAAAACAGAATTATGGAATGGAACTAATTGGACTGAAGTTAACGATTTAAATTTAGCTAGATGGGAAGTTTATGGACAAGGATCAAGTAACACAGCGGCACTTTGTGTAGGTGGACAAAGTCCAGGTGGAACTTTTGCTAATGTAGAAAATTGGAATGGAACAAACTGGACGGAAACTACCAATGTAAATAGTGCAAAAACTAAAGGTGCAGCGGCAGGGCAAAGTAATACTTCTGTTTTAGTTTTTGGTGGTAACCCACCTCCAGGTCAATTGGCTAAAAATGAAGAATGGAATGGTGCGAGTTGGGTAGAACTTGCAGATTTAAATACTGCAAGAAGAGAAGAAGGTGGATGTGGAACTGTAACAGCAGCATTAGCTTTTTCTGGAGAAGTACCTCCTAATACAACAGCAGCAGAAGAGTGGAGTGGATCAACAACACTAACTAAATCGGTAGACACGGATTAATTATGGCAACATACAAAGAAATACACGGAACAAATATTGAAGCGGTAGCAACCGATCCATCAAATCCTGTTGAAGGACAAGTTTGGTATAATACAACTTCTAATGTTTTAAAAGGTCATAAAATACTTGCTACTGGAGCTTGGGCTACAGGTAATGCTATAAATGATGGAAGAAGCATTATGGGAGCAGCAGGTACAGGTAGTACAGCGGGTTTAATTTTTGGTGGATCTCCACCTTCAACAACAAACACAGAATCTTATAACGGAACCAATTGGACGGAAGTTAATAATTTACCAACTATAAAATATGGTTTAGCTGGAGCAGGCACAGCAACAGCAGCATTAGCTTTTGGTGGAGGAACTGCACCTAACAGAGCTAAAACAGAAAGTTGGAATGGAACTAACTGGACTGAAGTTAATGCTTTAAATCAAGGAAGAATTAATTTAGCGGGAGGTGGAACTAATACAGCAGCTTTAGGTGCTGGAGGATACGAACCTACAGTTTCAGATAAAACCGAAACATGGAATGGAACCAACTGGACAGAAGTTAATGACTTAAACGTTGCAAAATCTTATATGAGTTTTGGAGGAACTACGACATCTGCTATAGTGGCTGGTGGTGGACCAGGAGTTAAAAATGAAACAGAAATTTGGAATGGAACTAACTGGACAGAAACTAGTAATTTAAATACAGCAAGATATTTTGTAGGCGGAACTGGAGTAAGTAATACAGATGCCATAGCATTTGGTGGATTAACTCCATCCGTTACAGCAAACACAGAATTATGGAATGGAAGTAGTTGGACAGAAACTAGTAATTTAAACACAGCAAGAGGAGCTTTCCAAGGATCTGGTAATGTTACTACAGCAGCTTTAGCAGCTGGTGGAGAAAATTCTACTACATCTGCTTTGACAGCAACAGAAGAATGGTCTAGCACTACACCTACAACAGTAACATTTACTGATTCATAAGACTTGTAATATATTTTAATTAGTATATATAAGAAGGAACTATAAAGGATAAAGCTATGAAAAAAGACGTTAAAGAAGTAATACAAGGTGAAGAACCACATTTAAATAATTTATTATCAACAGAAGACCTGTCATCATTTAAAGGTATGGTAGACGAGCTTCGTGATACATGGACCAAGAAACAAATGTTTCGAACAGAAACAGAAGCAAGGTTTTCTGTATTACAAGATAATAGGTATCCAACTAAAGCATCAAAGTATTGGCAATGTGTTAGAGAACAGTCATCATACTTAGATAACCTAATGATGTTATCGTTTGACTATAGAAGAAACGAAGCAAAAATTAAATGGTTAGAAGGTAAAGTTGAAAAAGAAGAGGATGAATATAAAAGAACTAAATACAAAATAGATTTAGATGAAGCTATATTTGGTAAAGCTTCTATGGAAAAAACTGCTAAACATAGAATGAGAGAAATTAAAATGTGGTCCAAATTAAAAGGTGAATTTAACGATGGATCTTTTAATGATAAAGATGTTAACCAACATCAACTAGAGTCATATGGTATGCAGTATCACGAGAAAGCAAAAACACTAAACGCTAACTCAAGTGAGGCTGAGATATTCAATGTAATGGGACAACTACAGTCCCTACAAAGAATTAAAAAGTCTGGTGAATTAGAAAGCAGTTATAAAGAACAAGATAAAATTACCCAACATGGGAAACCAAAAACGTAAGTTATTATTTTTAATAGCATTACCTAGATCTGGAAATACTTTATTTACAAGTATTATAAATCAAAATCCAGAAATAGCTTGCACAGCTAATTCTGTGACTTTAGAAATAATGAAAAATATTTTTTTAGTAAAGACAACAGATACGTTTAAAAACTTTTCTGATTATAAATCTTTAGATAATGTATTAGATAATGTGTATAATTTATACTACAGAGATTGGCCACAACGTATAATTATTGATCGTGGACCTGCACTAACAAGTGCTAATCCTGGAAATTTTGAATTACTGCAAAGACATTTTAAACCTGGTTTTAAATGCATTGTTTTATTAAGAGATTTAATGGAAGTGTTTGCTAGTTATATGAAATGGTATACAGAAAATCCAAATTCTTTTGTAAATAAATTTGGAAGAACTGACGAAGAAAAATTATTAGCTTTAATGAATAAAGATGGCGCTATTGTAAAAGAAATTAAATCTATTCAAAATGCATACAATTATCCAAACATGTGTCATTTTATTAGATACGGTGATATGGTAGATAATTCAGAAAAAGTATTTAAAGAATTATATAAATTTTTAGATGAACCTTATTATCCTCATTACTTTGAAAACTTGAAACAAATTAAAATTAATGATATAGAATACGACGATACAGTAGTAGGAAAGAATATGCACACTATAAGACCAACAGTTAAAAAAGAAACAAATAATTATATTGTGCCAAAAAGTATTAGAGAAAGATATGGACACATTAAAATTTGATTTTGTATTTTTAGGTCAATCGATTCTAAAGTATCAAGTACCGCTTGATATATTTACTACAATTAATCAAATCTATGAACAAAATTTTCACAACCTTGCACCCGCTAATGGTCAGTTAGTAGGTAAGATAGAGAATGAACATTCATTGTTTTATCACGGAGCTGATCAAACTAAGATGAAAAATCATAACATGTTGCCTAGAAATGTTACAGATTATTTAATGACTGTGTTTAAACATTATTTAGCATTTAATAAAATAAGAGATTATAAAACACATTTAAATTCTATTTGGGTTAACGAGATGAAACAACATGAATATAATCCTGCTCATGTACATAGAGGTATGTTGTTTACAGGACTATCAAGTGTAATGATTTTAAAATTACCATCAACATATGGTAAAGAATATTCAGCAGAACATGTACAACAGAACGGAAAATTACAAATACTAGGTGCAGCTAATGGTCAGTTTGCAAAGATAGATTATCAACCACCTATGGACCTTAGAGATTTTTATATATTTCCATATGATATGAGGCACTGTGTATATCCATTTAATGGAACTAATGAAGTAAGAAGAACTCTTGCTGCAAATTGTGATGTAGAATTTGATCCAATAAAAAATAGAGGTGTTATATAATGGATAAACAATATTATATAGATAATCATATAGGTGTATTTAAAAACTTTATGCCTAACGAAATGATAGATGATTATATAAATTACTTTGATAAGTGTGAAGAACAAGGTGCAGTGTATACAAGAAAAGTAGATGAAACCTTAATATCTGATAGTTCAATTGATACTATAAAAGATATGAACGTTTGTTTAACTTATGTCAACAAACCTTTTATAAATATGTTTTTTAAAGAAGTGTATCCTTTATATGTTCAAAAATATTCTTTTTTAAAAAAATTAGCTACACACAATATACTAGAAGTAAAAATTCAAAAAACTAAAGTAGGTGAAGGTTATCATTCTTGGCATTGTGAAAATGCTGAAATGAAAGCAAGAAATAGAATACTTGCTTTTATGGTTTATCTTAATGATGTAACAGAAGGTGGAGAAACAGAATTTTTATATCAAAAGTGTAGATTCAAACCTGAAAAAAATACACTACTAGTTTGGCCTGCACAATTTACACATCTTCATAGAGGAAACCCTCCTCTATCAAACGATAAATATATAATAACAGGATGGGTAGAATACGGATATTAATATGATAACAGAACCACGATGGAAATCTTACATAGTACAAACAACTACACCAATCTTTACACCTAAACAATGTAAAATGATTATTGAAGCTGGACGTGCAGAACCAAGAAATGATGCAGGAGTTGGAAGTGATAAAGAAAATAAAAGTGGATATGTTGATACTAAAACTAGAACCTCACATATTAGTTGGATACCATTTAAAAAAATGACTGACATGTATAAAGATATTGAGCGTATTATGAAAGCTACTAATGGTAATCATTTTGGTTTTGACGGAATGACTATAAATGAGATGGCACAATACACAGAATATCCAGAAGGTGGATTCTATGAATGGCATGTAGACAATGATGTAAACATGCAACACGAACCACCTGTAAGAAAAATATCAATGACTTGTCTATTATCTCCTGAGTCAGAGTTTGAAGGAGGTGATTTAGAATTAATGTCTGAAGGTAAAGTTGCAAAAATAAAACAAGGACACGCAGTATTTTTTGCATCGTTTATAAGACATAGAGTTAAACCAGTAATACGTGGCAACAGAAAATCTTTAGTTATGTGGTTTGGAGGACCACCCTTAAAATAATGCACAGAGAATTACATTTTCCAACACCTATCTATATTGCAGATATAGAGCATCCAACTCTTAATCAAGAATTGGAAAGAGATATTGTAGCTTGGTCTAAACAAGATAAAGGTATTGTGAGAACTAATGTACAAGGTTGGCATTCAACTACTAATATGGCGGAGTTGCCTCAATTTAAAAAATTAGTTAATATGTTGTATGCTTGTCAAAAAACAATATACGAACAAGAATATTATGAAAGTGAACCTTTTTTAGGTAATATGTGGGCTAATATAAATCCACCAGGTGGTATGAATAGAGCACATCAACATCCAAACTCATTATGGTCTGGTGTATATTATGTAAAAGCTCCTAAAAATTCAGGAGATTTAAAAATAGATGATCCAAGATCATCAGCTGCAATGTGTAGACCTCAACTAAAAGAAGGGGAAAAACCTGCAAGATTATTTAGAGAAACACATTATGAACCTATTACCGGAAGATGTATTATGTTTCCATCGTGGTTAGTGCACTGTGTTGATCCTAATAGATCTAATGATATAAGAATATCAGTGTCGTTTAATTTTTTACAGAAAGGTATGTTCGTATGACATTTCAACAACAAAAATATCAAGTAATTAAGAAAGCATTATCTTATGATATGGCTAATTTTATACTTAACTATTTTTTACTTAAAAGAGATGCAACAAGATTCATGTATGAAAATAACATACACTCACAGTCCTCTATCCTTGGAACATGGACCGATGAACAGATACCTAATACCTACTCATGTTATGGTGATTTTGTAATGGATACATTATTAGTTAAAATGTTGCCTGTAATGAAACAACATACAGGACTAGATCTAATACCCACTTACTCTTACGCTAGAGCATATAAAAAAGGTGATTGTTTACACAGACATAAAGACAGACCTAGTTGTGAAATATCTACTACACTTAATCTTGGTGGAGATCCTTGGCCTATATTTATAGATGGCACAGGAGCAAATAATGTTGTTAATGAAAGACAAAATATTGTAAAACCCAATGC